ATTCAAAGTGGTCGGCCAATCTTTGAAAATTATCCAAAATAAAAAACGTACGATATTAATACTAAAAATTAATCACATTTGTGTTTATTGTTCGTTTATATATAAAAAATACCCCGGGGTGGGGTTGTTGGAGGGGAGCGTCACAAGGTGGCGTCCTGAATTTCCGCAAATGCAGAAATTAAAAATTTTTAAAATGGGTAATTTGTTACTTTGAAACGTTGTTATATCAACGTTTAACGAGTTGTTTATGTGCTTTTAGTATACCACAAACATTCATAGAAAGGGGGTTGTTTTGATGGTAAATAAGAAGAATGCTGGTCGAAAACGTACAACAGGAACAGATGAAAGTATAAGGTCTGATCAAAGAGAAAGAAATTTAGAATTTAAACAGAGACAAGACATACTTATTGAACTACAAGATAATCCTCCTCGTCATCTCGATGGATATGGTGTTACATTATGGCGAAAGTTAGTTCCGGAATTAAAAAAATTAGGAACGATAAAGCAAATTGATTCTGTAAATTTAGAGGCCTTTTGTTCCGTATATTCAACTTATAGAATGGCTGAATCAGATGTTCAAAAGAATGGCATATTTGTAAGTTTTGAAGTCGATAAAATGGAAATTGATGAAGAGACTGGGGATGAAGTTGTTGTAGGTAAAGAAACTAAATACGATCGTTCAAAAAAGAACCCTGCTTATTCAATTATGAACGACAGTATAAAGTCTTTGAAGTCCTTAGCAGTTGATTTAGGGCTATCTTTTGATGCGCGAGCGGGACAGCTAGTTCCCACTGAATCAGAAAGTAGTGAAGTCAATACTGAAAATAAGTTGAGGTTAGTTAATTTTGGTGCAGAAATTTAATTTAGTAGGCGTAACGGATATAAAAAGAGCTGTTAAGTCAGAAAAAAGAAGATATAAACGTTATCTTGATAAATACAATGATCCAGCTACGCAATATGCATTCGATGTTTTGTTTACTGATAAATACATAACTGGTAGAGATGCACAATTAGCTTGTTTCAGGCACATGCAAGACTTAGGCCGTCAGCGTGACAGCGACTTTCCTTATCATTATGATACTGATTATGTCACTATGATTGAACATTTTACTAGAATACTCCCCAACCCCGATAATTTTAAAGTGACTTTGAAGCCATACAACTGGCAATCATTCATATTAGATAGCCTGTTAGGTTGGCGTACGGAAGAAAATGGCACTAGATTTACCATATCTAACATTAGTGTAGCTCGTAGACAAGGAAAAACATTTATAGCGTCTATGCTAGTCAATTTCTATTACTTTATGGTAGCTGCTGAAGCAACATCACAAGATTTTTTAGTAGCGAGTTATGATAGTGAGCATGCAACGAAGCTGTTCAACGATGTTTCTATTCAAGCTAAAAAGCTGTTAAAAATGCCTGAATTCTCTGCTTGGGCTAAAGAAAATGATGTGGATGCGCAAACACAACAAGTAATCGGTCGTATCAGTAAGAATACAATTCGTAAAGGTACTTCTGAAGGAGGCGGTTTCGATTCGTTTCATAATGTTATAGCTGTTTATGATGAAATCGGTAATCTAAAACCAGACAAAAATGAAACGCTTAGACAAATAACTTCAGGACAAAACGGTATTAAAAACCGTATGTTCGTCAAGATATCTACTGCGTACCCAAATGCCAAAGTTAAGTTTAAAAAAGACCAGGACCTAATGCGCAAAATTATTGAACAAGATAATTTACGTGAAGCTGATAATACTTTTCAAATTATTTACGCTCAAGATAGTGAAAATGAAGTTTTTGAAGATGACATTTGGCATAAATCAAATCCAAACTTAAATGAAATGAGTGGGGAAAAATACAAATCAGAGATTAATAGTCTAATCAAAGATAGAGATGATGCCGATAGAAGTGGTGAGTTAGCAACATTTGTCAATAAGTCACTCAATATCTGGAGTAAAAAGTTTCAAAACAGTTACTTGTCACTAGAAAATATTCAAAAAAACATCATATCAGATTTTGATATAAAAGGCAGAGATGTTTACATTGGATTTGATGGTAGTCAAAGCAATGATAATACGTCATTTGGATTTATATTTCCATTTAAAGAAACAAACAAAGAAAAATATTTTTGCAAACAATTCAGCTTTATTCCATTTGCACAGGCTAAGACAATCGATGCAAAAGAGAAACAAGATGGTATTAACTATCGAGAGTTAGAGTTACTTGGCATGTGTCAGATAACTAGAAGCCCAGAAGGAACAATTGACAAAGATCAGGTCTATCATTGGTTAGAACAATCTATTGCTGACAATGACTTGAAAGTTAAAATGATTGCGTTAGATCCTAATTTATCTGATTGGCTATTAAAACGTATTGAAAATTACCATGATGAGTGGCCGGTATCAACTGTTAGACCAACTTCACAAGTTTTATCAAACCCAACCAAGGATTTGCAAGGTCAATTTATTAATGGCAATGCAGCTATACTAGATGACCCTTTGTTAATTGATGGATTTACTAATGCTGTATTGATAGAGGACAGGGGCGGTGCTGTTAAGATTGACCGCATGAATCGTACGAGTGACCATATCGATACTTCTGATGCTCTAATTAATGCGCATACGGGGGCACAATTTTACTTTGAAGACTTCAAAGGGGATGACTATAATCCCTTTAATGACTTGAACCGAGAACAGAAGAAGGAATATTTTAAGAGGATGTTTGGATGATGAAAATTTGTATTAAAAGAGTATTCGAATTCATTCAAGATTGGCTATCGGTAATACTTTTTATTCTAGGAATCGCTCTAATTGACGTTGGAGCTTTTTATTTTAACTTGATTGTCGGTTTCTTTATTTCTGGATTATTATTTATAGTTATGGCTGTGATACTTAGTTTAGAAGAAAGGAGGGAATAGATGAATGGGTTTGATGACTTCGAGAAATCGGCAACATAAAATTAGTGATAATACTTATCCAAGTACACACGGATATGATCCAATCATTTCACAAATATCTGGACTACCAGTGAGTTACATTAGCGGTGCAAGCGCATTAAAGAATAGTGATATTTTCAGTGTTATTAACCGCATAGCTAGTGATATTGCTAGCGCAAACTTCAAAACAGAAAATACTTATATAAGCGAACGACTTAATCAACCATCAAAGTTGATAGGTCGTTTTTCATTTTGGCAAGGTGTAATTGTGCAGCTTTTGTTGAGCGGTAATGCTTATGTACCTCTTGATTTAGACTATTTAGAACAAATGCCACCGTCATCAATTATAAGTATTGATATTGATGGTAGTGATCAAGGAGCGATTTATGAATTAGCTAAATATAATAATCATCCCACACGCATGTTGTCGCAAGACCAAATACTTCATTTTAGGCTTATGCCTGATGCTACATATCAGTATTTAGTTGGTATGTCCCCGTTAGAAAGTTTAACCAAAGAACTAACAATAGCCACGGCAAGCACTGACCAGAGCTTAAACTTGATAAAGAATCGCATTAATCCAACATCAGTGCTTCAAATTAGTAACGCTCTGTTGGAACAGGGAGACGCCGACGCTGCAAGAGATGCGTTCGAGAAGGCGAATAACGGTAATAACAGCGGAAGACTGATGGTTCTTGACTCAAATTCTACATTTAGTCAATTTGAGATGAAAACCGATGTTTTTAAAGCTTTAAATACAAATGCCGAATACTCAGCAAGTCAAATTAGTAAAGCTTTTGGTGTTCCAGTGGATATGTTAGGGGGTGGTAATAGAACAGAAAGCCAACATAGCAATAGCCAGCAAATTAAAAACTTGTATTATGAAAATCTGATAAGCTATGTTGCACCAATGATAGACGAAATAGCGTTAAAAACTAATGCTCCTGATTTATCTTTAGATATGCAGTATATAGATGATAGTACACGTATAGATAAGATAAACGATATGGTGAAAGTTGGGACAATTGGACAAGCTCAGGCAGAATTTATGTTGAAGAGATATGGTGTTTTGCCTAACGAAATCCCGGAATATGTTCCACCTGTGGCAATGGTTACGCAGAAGGGAGAAACGGAATGAAACTAGATATTAAGGGAATAATTACGAATAATGATGACGTAGAGATTTACCGACAAGGTCTTGGGTATGCTGCTACATCTCCATCTGATATTTTAGATAACTTACCTACTGATGGTTCTGATTTAGAAATCGGAATTAATTCAGGAGGCGGAGAAGTTGATGCAGCAAATGAAATTTATACAGCATTGCGCAATTATCCCGGCAAAGTAATTACACAAATTGAAAGCTCTGCATACAGTGCGGCTTCGATTATCGCAATGGCGGGTGATAAGGTTCAAATTTCGCCAGTTGCCCAGTTAATGATACACAATGCGTCAGCCTATGCCGGTGGTAACCATAATGACTTGGATAAAACCTCTAATGCACTAAAATCTACTGATAAGGCCATCGCTAAGGCATATTCAGTTAAAACAGGTCGTCCAGTTGAAGAGTTTCTTGCTTTAATGGATAAAGAGACATGGATTAACGCTGACGATGCATTAGAACTTGGATTGGTCGATGAGGTAATGACTTTTGAAAAAGAGCCAGTCACTAATTCTTTTAGCAATGTGCTACCTCGAAAAGTCATCAACCATATTAAAGATTTGGTTGATGAGAATAAAAAACTAAAAAATAACGCAACTGATAGTCAACCAAGTGAACACGACAAACTCGTGCAAGCTAAGTTGGCTATTTTACGTAAATAAGGAGAAAAATATGACTAAAGAACAACTACAAGCGGCCTTCCGTGACGCTAGCACTAAGGCATCTGATTTGAATGCTAAATTGAACAACATGGTTCAAGATGATTCTGCTTCAGTAGAAGATATCAAGAAGGCTCAAGATGAATTAACTGATGCTAAGACACGACGTGACATTTTGAATTCACAACTAAAGAGTTTTGAAGATGCTGAACCAGAGCCTAAAGGATACGGTGAAAAGACTAATATTTTGGACAATAAAGCTGCTGAACTTGCTGCAAAAAAGCAAGGTATCAACGACTTCATCCATTCTCGCGGTGCAAAAATTTCTGATGCAGTTTCTTCACAGGTAACATCGTCAGAAGTTGGTGTTTTGATTCCAGAAGAAATTATTTATGATCCATCTGCCGAGGTTAACTCAGTTGTTGACTTATCAAATTTGGTTAACAAAACACCGGTTACTACTCCAAGTGGTAAGTATCCTATTTTGCAACGTGCTACTGATCGTTTCAATTCTGTCGCTGAACTGGCAGAAAATCCCAAGTTAGCAGAACCAACTTTCAAGGAAATAGACTGGTCAGTTACCACGTATCGTGGTGCAATTCCACTTTCAGAAGAGTCAATTGCTGACACACAAGTTGATTTGACAGCATTGGTTGGCCAATCAATCGGTGAAAAGAAGGTTAACACTTATAACGCCTTGATTGCGCCAGTTTTGCAATCATTTACTGCTAAAGCAACTACTAGCGATACATTAGCCGACCAAATCAAGCACATTTTGAATGTTGATTTAGATCCAGCTTATGCACGTGTTATTATCGCTAGCCAATCATTCTACAATGCCGTTGATACATTGAAAGATAAGAACGGACGTTACTTACTCCAAGAATCAACTGCATCACTGGCACAAACTTCTGGAAAGACGTTGTTAGGGGTGCCCGTTTATGTAATTGGTGATGAATTGTTTGGCAATGCTGGTGACCAAAAGGCATTTATTGGTGATACAAAGCGTGGGGTTCTATTCCCTGACCGTCAAGAAATTACTTTGGCTTGGGAAGACAGCAAAATTTATGGCCGTTACTTAGGTGCTGCTTTCCGATTTGGTGTTAAGCAAGCAGATGATAAGGCTGGCTATTTCATCACTAACACAGCGACACCTGCCGGTGGCGATGGTAAATAAGGAGTAATTTATGGCAGATGAAACAAATTCACCTCGTGCTCCTTCAACTGGTATTGAAGTGAGCGACATGCAAGACTATTTAGCTATTGATGGTGATGAGGATGTCCTTAAAAGTTTGATTGAATACGCCGAAGAAGATGCTCGTGGTTCAATTGACAGCTCTATTGATATTGAAGTATATCGAAAGTTGCCGATATTTAATCAAGCAGTTAGAACTCTGGTTGATTTCAACTACTATAATCGTGGTGCCTTGTCAGGACAACAAATCGCTTACCCGAAGTCTTATCAATACATGTTGAATAAAATAAGATGGAAAGTTGGTAAGATTAATGGTTAGCGGAAAACTAAAGCCTAGTAATTTTATAGGCAAGATTGAATTTGGTACAGTAAAATCTATTCAGAATAGAAATACTGGATTGAAAGTACCTACTTTTGTTTCAGTTGGTAAGCCATTGCGTTATGCGCCACGTAGTCGTTCTGTCACACAGTCTGATAGTATCTTTGGAACAGATATACAAGAAACTAAAATAATTGCTGTAAGGCACGTTATGGACGTTACACATAATTTAAAGGTTCGCTTTGTTAAGAGTGGTGCTATTCATGATATCAAGTATGTTTCGTCGGATGAGACTAACACGCCTATAGCTTTTGACTACATCACGATTACAAAGGAGCCAGTGGGGCTTGTGAATGGAACTTGATGAAGCATTAGATAGCTGGTTTAAAAATGTTAATAAACTTGTCCCAAGTGTCAATGATAGACAAAAAATTACGCATGTAGGGGCAGAAGTTTTAAAAGCAGAGCTAGTACACGTCACTAAATTGAAACATTATCAAAAAAATAGAGATACGAGTAAAATTGAGCACTTGGCTGATTCTATAGAAATAGGTGACACCAATATTGATTATATTAGGGACGGAACATCTATTGTGGGATTCACAAACAAAGGTATTAATCATGCTCGTATTGCTAGGTTTCTGAATGATGGTACTAAGTTTATGAAAGGCGATCACTTTGTCGATGATACTCGTCGGAACTCAAAGCAGTTAATTTTACAGGCGCAATATGCTGAATATCAACGCTTATTAAAAGGCGGTGACAAATGATATTACCTATATATGAAGTTAGTGACTTAATCGAGTCATTATCATTTGCAAATGCTGTTTTTACAAACGAAATTGATGAAGAATATCTTAAGAATACAGCTGACACCGTTGTTTTAATTACGGAATCGATTAATGTTTTAGACAAGCGAGCTAACAATCGATTCAGAAATTTAAGCTATGGCGTTGAAGTACAAATATTTTATGGTACAAACTTTGACAAACCAATTTTAGATGTAGAAATCGCAGTCGCAAGAAAATTAGAAAGCAACGATTGGCACCTAAGTCAATCTAAATCACACATAAATGACCCGAAAACTAATCAAGTGACTAAGGTCTTTTATTTTACAAAAAATTTCTTATTGGAGGAATAATTCATGGCAACACAAGGTATTGTAGGCGCATGGTTCGCCAAAGCTGATCAAAATACAGGTCAAATTATTGCAGGCAGCGATGGACTTGATACAACGGGAGTTTACTTTGCTGATGGACATACAAATGCGTCCGCTGAGGGTTTAACGCAGGTACAGTTTGCTAACTTAACCGGAACGGTAACACCTGGTTATGCAAATAACAAGCAAAAGCGTGCCTCTAAGGGAACGGCTTACCCAACAGCACAAACAACATTCTTAGATTTAGAGTTTAATGCACAACAACAAATGCTAGGAATGGAATCAGATGGTAAGGGCGGTTATACACCGAGCGATGTTTTGAAGCCTGTTTATGCTTTGTTTAAGACGCAAACATTGGATAAGCAGCATGATATTTATTATGCGTTGACTAACTGCCATGTTACTACCGGTAACAAGACTTTAGGAACTAACAATCAAAACGAAGTTGACTCAAATGATGAATTGACATTCAACTCAAAGAGTCCAATCGTTGATGGCATGTTTAAAGGTCAAGCGTATAAGGTTTATTCGACTATTGATCAAAAGTTTAGTTTTGATGACATGATGACGGAAGTATTTCCTGGATACAAAAAGCCTACATCTGCTTCGGGATCAGGAACAACTACTGGGCAATGATTAATGTTAAATCGCCGGATAAATACACAATACAGCAATGGGCGGTTATTATCTAATAACTTGGGCGTAGCCCGTACATAACTAAAAAGGAGCTTTTAAAATGGCGGTTTCAACAGAAAAAATTAAATTAAACAAATTCGGTTTGACAAAAACAGTTCCAGTTAGAATGACAATTGGACAGTTCAATAAAATGAATGAGTTAGGTATTGAACTTTTAGAGCATGATCAAAAAATGCTTGAAAATAGTGAAGGCATGACTACATTGGACTATATGTTAGCAGAGCGCAGAGTTCAAAAATTGATGTTTGATTTTGTGCAAGATACCTTTTCGTTGACAGATGAAGAAATTTTAAAGATTAAAGATAGTGTTGATGCAACACAGTTCAAAGAAGCCTTTTCTTATATATCAGACCGTTTACGAGGCGTCACGGATAAGCAGTATGAAGAAGCTGTCAAAAGAGAGAAAGCGCTACGTGAAAAAGAGGCAAAAGAAGACCCAAAAGAAGGCTCAGTCGAATTAGCCGACTGATATTTGATAAAAAAAACGAACTAGAAGATTTTCGTTATTTTAAAAAGCAGTTATTTAAGGAATATGGTATTTTACCAGGAGATTTAGATCACCAAGAATATTTCTCGTTCATGGAAATGCTTAATGCTAAAGAACCTGATAAACGAGCTGCTGATCCGTTAGATGTTGCCCGACAGATGGGATTAGATATACCAAAGGAAGGAGTGTAAATGGTTGATAGAATTCAAGCTGAAATGGCGACATCTATTGCCTTAGACGTAGTTAAGGCAACGAGCAGTCTGAGGGGGCTTAGTGATGCTGTTAATTCAGTTAAAAACGCTTGGAAAGCTCAGGAAGCGGCCGCTAAATCTTCCGGTGATTATTTAAAAGCTGCGGAAGAAAGATACGACGGTCTTGGACGTCAAATGGATGTTCAGAAGACCAAAATAAGCGAATTAGAACAGCGACAAAAAGGCTTGGACACCTCTACTAAAGAAGGTGCCGAGTCTTTTTTGAAATACGAAAAGAATATTCAACAAGCTAATCAGCAACTAGCTAGTTTAGAAGCTCAACAACAACGCGCGAAGTCATCTCTTGAGTATCAAAAAAGTGGTTTAGCACAGCTTCAAACTGAATATAAACAAACAAATGCAGTGTCTGATTCGTACGTCAATCGATTAAAGGCTGAAAATAAAGAGAGACAAGCTAATATAGCTCAGGCCAACGCTCTGAAATCTTCTCTATCTAATCTTTCACAACAATATAATAAGCAGTCAGAAGAACTTAAGCGAGTTGAAGCTGATTCTGGAATCGCTAGCGAAGCATATCGCAAACAGACCGTTAGGGTAAACGATACTGCGACTAACATTGCAAAAATGAAAGATGAGTTTAAAAGTGCCCAAAGAGAAGTTAATTCGGCTAACCCCTACGGATTTGGACGCTTTTCATCTGGAGCTAATATAGCATATAGAGCTACAACTAAGATGGGCGATGGCATCCATTATGTAACACAGAAAGCTAAAGATTTCGCTGCTGCGGGCGCTTTAGTAACAGTTGGACTTGGTGCTATTGCAACGAAAGGTGTGCAGTCTGCTGCTGAATTAGAAAATTCATTTATCAAGACTTATAATCTGGCAGTTACTGGCGGTGAAAAAGCCGCTGAAGCCCAACGCAACGTCAATCAAATGCAGAAAGACGGCGCAAAACTTTCGGTTGAATACGGTAAGTCACAGTTTGAAATTGCTGAAGGATACCAAGAATTAATTAAACGTGGTTATACAACTACAGCAGCATTAGGGTCTATGCGGTCGGAGTTAGAAGCGTCGGTTGCATCTGGCGATGACTTCAACAATGTTCTGTCGGTTACATCACAAGTCGTTGATGCTTATGGTTTACGTGTTGATGACGCTAACCAAATGATTAAGAATACTAAGGACGTTACTAACCAACTTGCTTATGCTGCTGATATGACAGCTACTGACTTCCAGTCAATGGGTAAGGGTATGGAGTATGTTGCCGACACGGCACACTCTGCTGGAATTGAACTATCTACTACATCTTCAGCAATGGGTATTCTTTCTAACCATGGTCTTGAAGCTGATAAAGCCGGTACAGGTTTACGTAAAGTTATTAACTCTTTGACACAGGCATTGGGCGAACAAGTTAGCGCTCAAGAAAAAAGTGCTGAAGGCCAAGCCAAGATGAACCAAAAAATTGAAGAGCAAAAGCAAAAAGTTCAAGATGCTCAAAATGCGGTTAATAAGGCAACTGAAGCAGAAAAGAACAGCACAAAAGGTAAGAAAAACTTTGCAAAACAGGTTGAGTCTTCTAACAAACAATTAAAAAAGCAACAAGAAAATCTTGATAAGTTAGAAGGTAAGGCACAAGCTGCTTCTGGCGCTCAAGACATGCTATCTAGTTTAGGAATTTCTCGTAATCAGTTAGTTCAATCTAACGGCCAATTAAAGAGTATGTCTGAGATAATGAAGGTTATCAACGATCATACAAAAGGCATAAAAGATGCTGATGTTAAGAATAATATTTTCCATGCCTTGTTTGGAACAACTGGTATGCAAGCAGGTATTATCCTTGCTCAAAATAATGAAGAACTTGACGAGTTAAATAAAAAAGTCCGTAATGCCGCCGATGGTCAAGGTTATGTTCAAAATCTTGCTCAGAAGAACATGGATACAACTAAAGCTAAGTTAGCACAATTGAAGTCATCGGCAGAGGTAGTTGTAAATTCGTTAGGCGCGTCATTACTACCAGCTGTTTCTGATTTTGCTGTTAAGTT